GCGTGCGCCGCCGTGGCTTTATGCCTGACGGTGCTTATGATCTCCGCTTCCCTGGATAAAATCAACCAATTAGAGTATGATCTAGAGGCGTGCGAAGCCCTCTCGGCGGAGACCAGTAAACACCCCTAGGAGTCTTATATGCCTTACGTAAACAAACCCCGCCCCCACAAACGTGAGTACGAGCTGCAGAAGAAGCGCGGCGAGCACGAGAAGCGTATGGAGCGGCAGCGAGCCCGCCGGGCTTTTGATAAGAAGCATGGCAAGGCTGCACGTAAGGGCAAGGACATCAGCCATAATAAGGCGTTCGTGAACGGCGGAGACAACAAAGACGGCTATAAGCTGGAAGCTCCGAGCAAGAACCGGGCGCGTAACTATAAGAAGAAAACCCCTAAATCTAAGTAAGGATCTCGCGTGGAGATACTAAACGATAAGGCCCTGGTATTTGATACCCCCGGGGCCGAGCAACTTCTTACGGCCATCGGCAATAGTAAGAGGCTATCAGACGGTCGAATTGCGGTGAAATGGGATATCCCGGAAGTACAGGCTCTGCATGATTTCGGCATTCGTGCACCTAGTCCCATCGAGCGAAAGTATACGTGGACCGGTAAGTTCAAGCCGTACGACCACCAGAAATCAACGGCATCGTTCTTAACTAAACACAAACGCGCGTTTTGCTTCAACGAGATGGGCACAGGAAAGACCGCATCTGCCATCTGGGCTGCTGACTACTTGATGAACGAGGGCTTTATCAGTCGAGTACTGGTAGTGTGTCCTGTGTCTATCATGGACTCCGCGTGGCGTTCCGACCTGTTCTCATTCGCCATTCACCGAGCCGCAGATGTAGCCTACGGACCAAGGGCTCGCCGCGAAGCCGTTATCAATGGCCCGGCCGAGATCGTCGTAACGAACTATGACGGCGTTAGAGGGCACGTTGACCTGTACAAGAAAGGCGGGTTTGACCTTATTATTGTCGACGAGGCCACTCACTATAAGAACGCCCAGACTCAGCGCTGGAAGTCGCTGGCTAAGCTGGTAGACGAGGATACCTGGTTGTGGATGATGACCGGCACACCCGCCGCTCAGAGCCCTGTCGACGCGCATGGATTGGCCAGGTTTATCAACCCTGAGGCCGTGCCTCGTAGCATGGTCCGGTGGCGGGATGTGGTTATGATTAAGACCGGCCAGTTCACCTATGAACCCCGCCCAGGGTATCAGGAGATTGTTCACCAAGCCTTGCAGCCCGCGATCCGATTCACGAAAGATGAATGTCTAGACCTGCCGGGCATTGTATATACCAAGCGCAAGGTCGAGCTCACTGCGCAGCAGAAAAAGTACTACAATGACGTTCGACGTGTCGCGCGGACCGAGGCAGCGGGGGAGACGGTCACAGCAGTCAACGCCGCGGTAAAGATGAGCAAGCTGCTGCAGATATCGGCTGGTGCGGTCTACAGTGACGACGGCGAGACGGTCGAGTTCGACGTATCTAACCGGTACAATGCCCTGCGCGAGGTGCTCGACGAGGCGGCCCATAAAGTGCTGATTTTTGTGCCATTCCGGCACACGATTGAGATGCTTCGTGAGCGACTTGTCAAGGATGGCTTTACAACTGAAGTCATCTCCGGGGACGTAAGCGCTGGCAACCGCACCGATATTTTTAAGCAGTTCCAAGAGACTAAGAACCCACGGGTTCTTGTGATCCAGCCGCAAGCCGCGGCGCACGGGGTTACGCTTACCGCCGCCGATACCGTCGTCTGGTGGGCCCCTGTGCCTTCGCTAGAGACCTATGCCCAGGCCAATGCGCGTGTGGACCGTGCAGGGCAGAATAACAAGTGTACCGTTGTGCAGCTGACCGGGTCGCCGGCAGAGGCGCGGATGTATGCTATGTTGGATAAGCGCATAAAAAATCACGACGCGTTAATCAGTTTATACGGTGACGTGCTTGACATAAAAGCCTAACTGGTTTATATAAGACTTATAACTAACTCACGAATGTTTCGTGGAGTAACAACGGAGAACCCCATGACCATCGACAAGCCCATTGTCGAGCTCGTTAAGCAGTACATCTCACTGCGCGAGCGCAAATCCAACCTCGCCAAACAGTACGAGGAGAAGAAGGCGCGCATCGAGAACGACATGAACGACATCAGCGACCTGCTGATGTCTCACTTAAAAACACTAGACGCTACAAGCATCAACACTCCAGCGGGCATGATTATCCGCAGTGTGAAGACTCGCTACTGGACGTCCGATTGGGAGAGCATGCACGAGTTCATTCGTGAGAATGACGTCCCAGAGTTCTACGAGAAGCGCCTTAACCAGGGTCAGGTGCGCGCCTTCTTGGAAGAAAACCCCGAGGCCGCGGTTCCGGGGCTTAACGTAGATTCAACCTATTCACTAACCGTACGGAGATCAAAATGACCGATACACAGAAAAAGGAAGACGTAGTCCGCGTCTTCACCGGAATTCCCGGAAAGTGGCGCACGCTAGTCGGCGCGTCAAACTACATGGGCGTAGGACCCAGCACCATCAAAGACATGCGCATGTTTGGGCAGGTGCCCGACGGCGCGGTACTAAAAGTCGGGGCTCGTACGTATTACGACGCTGACCTCATAATCGAACACCTTAAACATTTGCAAGGAGTAGCCGCCAATGGCTAACGCTTTAGACGTCCTCAAAGGCGGCACCGACCTCACGACCAGCAGTCGCTATCAGAAAGCGCTGGACAAGACCCGTAAATCCGCTGGCGGTGGCGGCGACCACAAGCGCGTAAGTATCCGCGGTAAGGTCTTCCGTGTCATGCACGGCAGCGAGCAGGTGCATACGTTTAAAGACGGCGTCATGGACATCGTTATCGTTGATACGAGCCCCGTCGTACGCACTTACTACGATAAGGACTATAACCCTAAGGCGGACGCTCCGGTGTTCCCCGCATGTTGGTCTAATGACGGCGTGGCCCCCGATGATCGCGTTCCGACTGCGGCACGACAGTGCAAGACTTGCGCGAAGTGCGACATGAACATCAAGGGCTCCGCACGTTCTGGCCAAGGTAAGGCGTGCCGTTACAGCATGAACCTGGCGTTCTACTTCAACAACAAGTGGGACGACGTCTATCTCATGTCCGTGCCGGCCATGTCGTTGTTTGGTAAGGCCGACGGCAACAACTACCCGCTGCAGGCGTATCTCAAAACTCTGTCGGCGCACCAGACCCCCGTGCAGGCCGTCGTGACGCAAGTCACCTTCGATACCGACGCCGAGGGCCCCAAGCTGTTCTTCACCCCTACCGAGCGGCTCGACGTTGATACGTTTGACATGGTCGACGAGAAGGCGGAAGACCCGGCAATCGCGCAGATGCTGGAGCTCAACTTCCAGCCCAAGGCGGAGAATACCGACGACGAGCCGAAGGCAGCAACAACTGCCCGACGCAAGGCAGCGGTAGTTCAGGACGACGATGACGACGTCCCGTTTGAGGAGCCCAAGAAGCGTGGTGGGCGTAAAGCCGCTGCGGTAGTAGACAACTCCGCGGAAGATGAGCTTGACGAGTGGTAACCCTCTCGGTGTAAGTTTGTTAAGGCCGGGCAATACTGCCCGGCCGTTTTTTCCTGGAGTTACGGGCCATGCAGCCAACAGAGTTTTTGCGGGCAGTGTTGCCCGATGAAGGCTACTACTGCCTTTTTGCCGCTAACAGCGCGGCAGACGCCCGGCGCCAGAAGTTTTACAGTTCACCAGAAGCCCTCTTTGCGAACGCGCAGCGCGCGAATGATGCAGGGTATGACGTATACTTCGCCCTGGCGTCGTTTAACGAAGCCGGATCCCGCAAGGCCGAAAACGCCGTCAGCATGCGAGCGTTTTTCCTAGACCTAGACTGCGGACCCGGAAAACCATTCCGAACCCAAACTGATGCAATTGCGAAGCTGTCGGCGTTCCGCCGCGCTATCGGGCTCCCCGCCCCCATCCTCGTGTCTAGCGGCTATGGCGTGCATGTCTACTGGCCCCTTGAGGAAGCCGTCCCGGTAAGTGACTGGGCCCGCGCCGCTAAAAAGCTCAAGGCCATGTGCGACACGCACAAGCTCGAGGCTGATCCTGCCGTCACATTAGACAAGGCGCGCGTGCTGCGCATTCCCGGCACGGACAACCACAAGAAGGAGACCCTCGCCCAGGTCGAGATAGTGAGCCTGGCGCAGTCTGCCATAAGCTTTGAGGACTTCGCCGCGGCGGTCGGGGCTAAAGCCGGGATCGAGCAGATCCTACGCCCCACCGAGGGTATGAAAGACGCGATGGCTAGGACCGAGAAGTCCCTGGCCGCGATGGACTCAATCTACAAGTACTCATTTGCGGACATTGTTCGTCGGTCTAAGCGGGGCAACGGGTGCGCGCAGATCATAAACGCGATCGTTAATCAAGCGACGCTGGAAGAGCCTCTGTGGCGCGCGGCCCTGTCTATCGCCTCCGTGTGCGAGGATGGAGTGGCGTCCGCCCACAAGATGTCCCGCAGGCACCCTGACTACAGCCCGGAGGAGACGGAGAAGAAGCTAAGCGAGATCCAGGGCCCGTATGGGTGCGACAAGTTCAAGCAGCTAAACCCCGAGGGGTGCAAGAACTGCCCGGTGGCGAAGAAATGCACGAACCCGATCCAGCTTGGGCGGTACATACCCGAGCGCGATGCCGAGGATGAAGTTGTAGAGGCGGTTCGCCCTGAGGGAGCCAAAGACTTTATCGGCGACGAAGAGAATGCCACGGGCATTGTGGTCGCAGATGGAGAGCAGATCGTAGTTCCGGCATACCCCGAGCCGTTCTTTAACGGTCCTCGCAACGCGGTATGCATCAAAAAGGTAGACGGTGACGGAGAGGAGTATACGCATTTCGTTTACCGAGATCCGTTCTACGCGGTCAAGCGAGTCAAAGACCCGGACAAAGGCGAGATGGTGATCATGCGCCTGCACCTGCCGCGAGACGGCGTGCAAGAGTTCATTGTACCGCTAACGTCGATCACTTCGCGCGAGGAGTTCAGAAAATGTGTTGCCGAGCATGGCATCACGGCACACGGAGATTCATTAGGTTTATTGGTGGCATATATGGTTCAGTGGATAGAACACTTACAGAACAGAGAATCCGCGCTCGCAGCGCGCAGACAATTTGGATGGACCGGCCCGGCGAGCGCCCGGTCGTTTGTCCTAGGCAGCAAAGAGTACATGCCGGACGGCAGTGTCGTGCATAACCCCCCATCCAGTTCGACGGCGCAGTTTATGGGGGCCTTTGACCCCCGGGGTACGCTGGAGGAGTGGAAGGAAGTCGCGGAGTTTTTCGACCGTGACGGCATGGAGATTTTTCAGTTCATGATGTGCGCGGCTCTCGGGGCCCCACTTATGGACCTCACGGGGTGGAACGGTCTATCCATCAACGTCTTCGGTAAAAGTGGGCTAGGTAAGACCACGATCGCCTCGGCGGGCCTGTCCGTATGGGGCGACCCGACGCGCATGAAGATGCACCTGAACGATACAGCTAACTCGAGTATGAACCGCCTCGAGATATTCAAAAACCTGCCCGTGCTCCTCGACGAGATCACGCTAAGCAGCGAGAGGGAAGTCTCCGAGCTGATCTTTAAAGTGACCGCGGGGCAGCAGAAGAACCGTATGTCCGGTAAGAGCAACGAGGAACGCCGTCGCGGTGAGCCCTGGGCCTTGCTGAGTTTCATGACCAGTAACGCATCCGCGGTTGAGTTGATCCGAGCGAATAAGACTGTCTGGGACCCGGAAGCGCAGCGCCTGCTAGAGTTCCACGCGGCGAAGTACCAGTTCAACGATAAGGCCGTCACCGACCAGCTGACTGATAAGCTCAACGGCGTGTCCGGCACAGCGGGCCCGGTGTTTATTTCCTATGTTGTCCAGAACCGCCAGGCAGTGACCGAACTTCTCCGCAAAGTTCAGCGTAAGGTCGACGCCGCTGCAGGGCTGGAGAGCGAGAACAGATACTGGTCAGCGGCCGCGTCAGTGACGATGACTGCGCTAGTGTTGAGTAAGCGCCTGGGGCTGCTTACCTACGATGAGAAGAAACTTTTCAATTGGGTTATTAACATGTTGAAAGAACACAAGGCCTCCGTAAATGAGGGCATGCTCTCCCCCGAGCAAATTATCGCGCGGTACCTTGCGGAGTCGCAGGGCCGCACTCTACGCATCGCATCCACCGTGCGGGGCAAAAAGATCGAGGACGTATCGGACCTGGTTGACCCTGAGCGCACTCCGTACAATGAGCTCGATGTTCGATATGAGACCGACCGCAACGTGGTCTTTATGGACACCAAGCCGCTACGCAAGTGGTGCGCGAAGGAGCGGATCGCGTAT